TTCTAACGCTTGAATCGGACAACCACGGCTTGGCATTCACGGTCAATCTTCCCGACACCCAGCGGGCGCGTGACGTTCGCACGCTGGTGGAGTCGCGTGTGCTGACTGCAATGAGTTTCGGTTTCTACGTCAAGCGTGATTCATGGAACGGCAGCGAACGGCTGCTGGAATCCGTGGATCTTCGTGAAGTTTCCATCGTGGCCGATCCCGCGTACGAGCAGACGGCGGTTGAGGCAAGGGATTCCAATTCCGCCATTGCGCGGCTTCGTCTGCTTCTGAGGAGCGTCTGAAATGAAGATTGCCGAACTGCACGACAAGCGCAAGGCACTTGTTGCCGAGCGCGATGCCATCCTTGCCGCCGATTCCATGACCGTTGAGCAGGAAGCGCGTGGGCATGAGGTTGCCAACGAACTTCAGCGCATTGACGGCGAGATCCGTTCCGCGCAACTGCGGGAGCGTTTCGCCTCCTACTCCGCGATGGAGAAGGCCGTGGGCGAGAGTCAGAAGCGCAGCACCGATTGGGTTGCCAGCACCGAGTACCGCGACCAGTTCCTTTCGTGGATGCGCGGCGGGCACGCTCCCGAACAGCGCGAAATCAACACGGGCAGCAGCAGCGGCGTCATCGTTCCGAAGATCTACGAGGACGGCGTGCTGAAGTACCTCGATGCCAACACCGTCGTTCGCAATCTTGCCGACCTGAAGACGGGCGTGAAGGGCTACACGGTTGTCCGGTACAACAATCTTGAAAGCGCGGGCTTCACGGGCGCGTGGGCCGTGCGCGATCAGACTTCCACCACGGCGGCGGTTTCGATTGATCCGGGTTGGACGGAAGTTCCGTTCGTTCCGGTTGCTTGCTTGCCCTACACCGAGGTTTCAAAGCAGGCCATCGTGCAGTCCGATTTCGACCTTGAAGCCGAAATCATGGACACGCTCATGCGGCAGTTGTCGAAGAACTTGGAATCCGGCTACGTCTGTGGCCCCGGTTCCAACACCACGACAACTTCGGCCGGAGCCAACAACGGCCCGTCCGGCCTGTTCAAGAACAACACCAACACCAACCGCGTGACGGCTACCAGCACGGGAACCACCCGCGCGCTTTCGTTCACGGCTGGCATCACTATGGCGAATCTCCTGAAGATGCGCTATGAGATGCTCCCCGCATCGAACTGGGCCAACGCCTCCTGGGTCATGCCGCAGGACGTTTACGCTGCCGTGTCCAGCATCACCGCCAACAACGTGCCAATCCTGACTCCGAGCGTTGATCGTGGTATCAGCACCGGGGCTGGATTCACGCTGTTTGGGTTGCCCGTGTACGTCACCGAATTCACCCGCGTCAGCACCGCCGCCGCTGGCGTGAACGTGCTCGCCGTGCTGGGCAACATCCGAGATGGTTTCAGCATCCGCGAATGGGGACAGATGACCCTCATGCGAGATGAAATCTCGCAGGCTGCTTCGGCGCGTGTCCGGTTCTACGGCACGATGTTCGCGCAGTCCGATCACACCCGCGTGAAGTCGCTGGTTCAGCTGGCCGTCACCAACGCCTGATTCGGTCACACTCTCACCGCCGTGGGGTGGGTTGATTCGTCAACCCACCCCAACGGTTGGGGGGCACAATGGCAATCGACATTGCGAAGGTTCGCGCATGGGCACGCAAGAGTCATCTGGAAGATGACGCTTCGTTGGTGATCGCGTGGGAAGCGGCCACGCGGGAACTGGAATACAGAACAGGATGGTGCGCCGTCCCGGTCACGCGCACGCAGTACGTTCCAGCGGAGCCGTTGAACGATCAACGGCTTGTGCGTCTTGAACGGCAACCGGCAACGGGCTGCACCTACTTGGTTGACAACGTGCCAACGGCGTTGACGCTGGTGCTGGTGAATGGAATTCACTACGCCAAACTTCCGGCTGGATTGACGTACCCGCTGCTGCTCACGGTGAGCGCAGGAAGCAGCGTGCTGAATCCCCTGCTGGAAATGGCATTGCTTCAACGCACGATCCAACTGGAGGCATCCCGTGGCGATGACACGGTGACGCTTTCGTCCGACTACTGGAATCGGATCACGGCCATGATGGGCAAGGGCATCGGATAATGGCCGGGCACGTTCCATCGGGGATGCTCCGCATCCCGATGACGGTGCAGACTCCGGTTGCAACCGTCGATGCATGGGGCCAGCGCGGCGAAGCGTGGGTAAGCGTGGCCGTGCTGTATTGCCACGTTGAAGTGGCGCAGACGAATGAAGTGATGGATGACATGGGCAGCGCGGTTCGCACCGATTGGCGGATCCTTGCCAGTTACCACCCGCAATGCAACACCCGTTCGCGGCTGGTTTGGGATGACAACGGGACGGTTCGCACGTTCAACATCCGGGCTTGCTGGGATCGGGATCAGCGGCGGCGGCGGCTTGAAATCGAAGCAACCGAGGTGCTGCCGTGAATTTCAGTTACACCGTGAACGATGCCGAACTTCGCGCAACGCTTGCCAAGTTGCCGACGCGGCTGCTCACCAACGTGAGGAAACGCGGAATTCGGAAGCCGCTGACGAAGGTTCGTGCCGATCTTCGGGCATTGTGGCGCAAAGCGAAATTTCGCGGCAAGGCACCGCACCGGAAGGCGATTGCGGCGGCAACGCGCATCGACATTCGGCGCGTGCGCGGAAACGCCATTCGTGGCAAGGTGGGCGTTGAGTACGGGCGCAAGGGTGGCGCAAGGGCAAGGGGAATGCAGCGCATCTATCACCTGCTTGAATCGGGATTCAGGCACAAGAGCGCACGGCAAGCGGGATTGCTTGGCGCGGTTCGCGGCGCACTAGGGATTGCGAAGCGGATCCCAGGGCGCAACATTTCTGCTGGCTACGTTCGCAACAACGGCAAGCGGATCTATCAGGAGATTTCCCGCGCCATCCTTGTCGAAGCACGCGCAGCGTTGAAGGGACAAACGGCATGAGTTTCGCAAACGTCATGCTTGCCGTGTTGGATCGCGCCGAGGCTGGTGCAAATGCAAGCGGATCCAATCTCTACGCTGGCATCCGAGCGGCTGGAAACGCCACGCCGTGCGTGATATGGGATGCACAACTATCCCGCGTGAGCATGACGCAGGGCGGCATTTGGGCACCAACGGTTGGTTTCGCAACTTCGTACTACCTGATCGAACTTTCGCTGACGTTCATTTCGGATTCGTTGTCAACGTGCTTCGGGCAGTTGAGTGATTTCCAAGACGAATTCGACGCGGCAACGCACACCGTCACGGTGAACGGCAACACCTACAAGATGACCATCGAATCGTTTGGCCCGTTCAGCACCGAGACTGCAACGCCGGATGACGGCCAGCAGGACGGCGAACGGTCATTGACCGGATCAATCAGCATCCACATCACGGAGGTTTGAAATGGCACTCATCCTTGGATACGGCGGCACGGTATCTCTGAACTTTCAGAGCGGCGGCGTTGTGACGTTTCCGGTTCGCAACGTGTCGGTTGCATACGAACGTACTTCGCTGGACGTTACGCAACTCTCCGATTTCAGGGAGAAGCGTGCGCCGGGCCGGTACAGGCGAACCGCCACGTTCGACATGATCGCGCAGGATGGAAGCGCGGACAACGGGCTGCGGACGCATATGGCACCATCGTCGGTTGGTGACGCGCAGAACCGGACGGTTACGCTTGCATGGACGGATGCCGGAGGCGTGGCCTACAGCATCACCGGGCACTTGACCAGCGCGACGAGAAGTGAGGACGGCAGCGGGCCGGGCGCATGGTCGCTGACGCTAGAGGAAGCCTGATGCCCATCGACGTTTCCAAGTTCACCAGCCGGGAACGGACGGTGGAAATCGTTGACATTGGCACCGTGAAAGTACGGGAGCCGATGCTGGCGGATTTCAACCGTGCCCAGCATGACCCGTATTGGTGGGCTGCTTGCGTGTCGATGCCGGATGGATCGCCGCTGGTAGCCGTGCCATCGGATCTTGGAAGGCTGCGCGGTGACATTGCCGCCGCGCTGCTGGAGGCAGTAAACGCTCCGCGCCCTACACCGCCGCCGAACGGCGGCTGTGGAGAATCGCCAGCCCCGAGCAGCGCATGACGATGCCTGGAGCCATTGCCGTTTCCGAGTTGACAACGCTGGAGCGCGTGGAATTTCTGCTTGGCGTGATGGCGTGCGCCATGACGGGGCGCAAGCCGCACGAACTGTTCCCGTGGGTGAAGTCAGGAATCGACCAGTTCCAAGCGGAGGTGGGCCGTGGCTGAAACCATGAAGGCGGTGATTGCCGCCGAAGTCGATGCAACCGGAGTTGTTCGCGGAGTCAACAAGGCAACCGCCGAGTTGCAGCGGTTGAACCAAACCGCCAGCCGTGGCGCAACGTCTGCCGGGATCACGGCCACGCTGAACAGCATTCAGGTGGCATATCAAGTTGTGTCGGGCATCATCGGCAAGTTGAACGAGCGAGCCAAGAGCCTCACCGACATCACCACGAGATACGATCTTCAAGCGGCCAACGCCAAGACGCGATTTGAGGTGGAGCAGATTAAGGCCAACAAGCGAATTGCCGCAGCGTTGTCCCCAGCCGTGCAGGAATCGTATCGGCTGCAATCTGAGGCGGCACGCGCCGAGGCTGCGCGTGTTGAATCGCAACGCGGCATGATCGGCGGCGGAATCACCGGGCAAACAAAGATCGCGCTGGCGGCGCAGCAAGCATCGAACATCGGGATGGACATCGGCGGTGCAGCCGTTGGAGCTGGTACGCAAACGGCACCCGTGATATCGCCGCTTGGGGTTGTTCCCGTGGGCGAAAAATTCAACCCGTACAAGATGGCACTCCAGTTTGGAATCGAACTTGGCAATCGGTTGCGGAGCACCTACTAATGGGAACTTGGACGGCAATCGAACGGGCGGAAAGCCGCGTGTGGGGCTTGAACAGCGCAGGCCAAGAAACCACGTTGGATCTTGTCTACTTGGTTCAATGGACACCGAGCGGCCCAGCCGACCCGTTTCCCGGCGAATTCGGAATGTTTGGCGTGGTGCCTGGGGTACGCACGCGATCACCCGTGGCCGGGTCAAACTCATTCCTGAAGACGCTTGTTTGCCGTGGCGTTGATTCCGTTCCCGTCAGGGATCAAATCTACACATGGGCGGTTACTTGCCGATTCTCCACGTTCCAAATCGCGGACGGCTACCACGTTCAAGTGACGCGCCAAGCGCAGACGCGGCAAGCCAACGTTTGGCGCATCAACCCGACGATACCCAGCAACGGTGACGTTACTTGGCCCACGGGCGTGGTTGACATTGGCGGCACCAAGGTGGACGTAGCCGGAAATCCCGTCGCGTATGAGGTGCCGCAAATCCAAATCTCGTTGGAGGAGTTGTGGGATCGCACCGGGCAGAATGCCGTAAATGCCGTTGGCGAACCGCCAACAAGTCTGTTTGCCAGTTACATCGGCACACGGAACAGCGCGGCATTCCTTGGGTGCGACATTGGCACGCTGGTCTACCGAGGATTCACCGTCAGTCCGCAATACGAGTACTACAGGATCCAGCATCAATGGCTGTGGGATCAGCAGTACCACCTAGAGCAGATTGCCATGCCGATGCCTGACGGTGCGCCCGTGTGCGAATCCATCGTAACGATTGCCGGTTTGGACGTGCTGCAATGCACGAAGGTTGGATTCTTTCAGAAGTACCCAAGCAAGACATCCCATTCAAGCCTTCTTTCCGCCGCAACGCTTGGGGAACTAACCGCACCCAAGCCTACTGCCGTATGAGTTGGGCACGCCCCATCTTCAACAGCGGTTTCTTCGGACGGGCCAACCGTACCGTTGTCAACACATGGATGCGCGGCAGTTCGCTGGCAACCGCGAACGAAGAAACATTCGCATGGGCGCGGCGCGAGATGAAGGCCGGGAACGTGTGGGACATGGGATTGGTGACGCTGGAAAGCGCGGCACTCATCAGCGGCGCGAATCCGCACCGATGGCGTTACACGACGAAAGCCGCCTACCCGGACAACCCGGACGGGCTTGCGGGCGTGGTGCTTCCAACCGAAGTGAGGCGCACCTACATCAAGGCATACAACCTGCGCGAATGGTTCAACACCGCCGTCTACATCGACAACATGCCGAACAACGCGCCGCCAGTCACCATCGGCCCGGTTGGAAGTCGATGGGACAACACCTGGCCTACTGCACCGTTGTACGCGCTGGTGCAGTTGTTCGTGACCCGTGATCGTGCTGGCAAGCCGTTCCCATTCTTCGACCGTCCAAACCCGGTGAGGTGCGCCTGATGGCAAATCTTTCTCTAGCAACTCCGATCCTTCCCCAGCGCATCACGCCGGGAAGCCAGTTTGAATTGCCGTTCCATGCCCATGAAAACGGGCAGAACTTCAACTGGAGCGGATACACGCCTAAGGCGCGGATCGACATCGGAACAACGTTTACAAGCGTTGTGGCTGGAACCGTCACCAACCAAGGTGGCGGAACCGCAACCATTACGCTGACGCGCACCGTAACTTTGGATTACGACACGTTCGTAGGTTCATTCGGTGAAATGACGCTGTTTGCCGAATCGGCTTCCACCAAGCGCGTCATTGCCGTGATCCCGTTTCAAGTTGCCGCAAAGGTAATCACATGAACAACTACATTCGCGCACTCGCAATCGCCAACAGTTCCGAAACCGGATCGTGGGGGCAGATCACGGGAACGTTTATGGTTCCACCCGTTTCGGGCGTGGTTGTTTGGGCAACCAAGACCGGAGGCACAACCAATCTTGCCGAAGCCAACTACCTGAATCTGACGAATGGGCTTTCGGGAAATCAAATTAGGCTCAACGTAGATGACTGTAACACTTGCAGCGCGGTACAGGTTGCATACTGCGTGCGTGGCGGCACGCCCGTGATCGCAACGGGAGGATGGGAAAGCAAGTCGCGCACAGAGGAAATCGCCGTGGGGTTGTACATGGAAGATGCATGGAACGATTTCGGCACCATTTCAATTCAGGAAAGAAGCAACAATGGCGATGTTCAGTACTACATCAAGTTTGACGTTACTGGGATTTAGCCTTGTTGCTGGCTGTTCCAGCCCAACGGCGACGATTGCACGCGAGGCGGTGAACGTGCGCGAGTCCGCGATGCGGGCTGCTGCTCACATGGAAGCAGCTGAATCCGAACTGCTGGTGATTGCCGAGAGCGCGAACCAAGTGAGCATGGCAACCGCCTACGTTTCCGACGATGAATCACCCGTGCTTCAAGGGTTGAAATACGCGAGTTACATAGCAGGTGCCCTGGCTGTTGGTGCCGTGGCGTACACAATCAAGACGAGGACATGAAATGCAGGAATGGCAAATCACCGTTTGGATGTGCAGCCTCATGGCGTTGATGTTCTGCGCGGGCTGCTCATTCGGGTACACGTTCAGCCGCAACAAGACGAGGAAGGTCGCCAATGTTCGCAAGCGTTGAATCCACGTTGGGCAGTCTTTGGTTTGGCGTGATGCTTGGCATGATCGGGCTGGTTGGCGGCTGGCTGTATTGCCAGCGCACGGGCAAGCGCAAGTGAGGCGACGGTGTTGCTGTGCTTCGGGCGGTGACGGCTGTTGCTTCACGTTCAACGTGACGGCCAGCCACGCGCAGTTCAGCACGCTGAACTGCGTGGTTACGAACTGCGAACTTCCCGGCGGCGGCGATTGCGAAACCATCAAATCGTTTAGCGTCACGAACAACTACACGAACTGCAACCTAGCCACGCTGGGAGCGCAGCAGTTCGTGGTGTCCACGCCCCCAGCAGGGGCCGATGCGAACTGCGAGTGTTACGACCAGCGGTGCGTCTACACATGGAATCCGACCGGGATCACGTTCACGCGCCAACTGAACTTCACCCTTGGTTGCGCCGGATCGGTGCCGCAGACAAGCAGCACGGGCGAGATTTCGGTGAGCCGAGTAACTGCACCGCCGTGCCCGCTGCCGAACTTCCCGTATTGCGGTTGCTGCGGTGGGCCACGGTTCTCCTACGTCACCATCGGTTACACCGCGTCAATCGTGAATCAGGTTGTGACCGGGGCGTGTGGCCCGGTTGAATACTGGAACTACTGGAGCGGAAAACTTGCTTGGGTAACGTCATTCACGCTTACCTACTGCTGGGACAACCAAAACCCATGCACGCTCACGTTGAAATCAATTCAAGTTGGTGCTACCTCACCAAACCCAAGCGGCGGCCCCGGAATTTCAGGCGACTATTGCGACTGCAACAACCCGTTTGGAAACACGGTCATTGGCACTACTTGCCCACCGACTACGGGTAGTTTCTGCGCCCCGTTCACGGGGGCTGGTGCCGTGGCCTACCAACTGGCTGGAAACCCGCCCATGACCATCAGCGGAAGCCCATGCTCATGCCCGTAGCACGCGCCCACAATCACCATCCGCCGCCCGAGCAGCCGCCCATGCCGGGGCTTGGCGATGCCGTGGCCGCAGCCACAACCGCCGTGGGCATCAAGCCTTGCGGCGGCTGCGCCAAGCGGCGTGCCGCCATGAACCGGGCCACGCCGGGATGGGCGAAGCGGCTGCTTCATGGAATATTCGCCCGTGTGAAGCAAATGCTGCACTCCAGCCGATAGATTGCAGAAGCGGGATGCACCCGCAGAAAGAGAGTGAGCATGAGAGTGAAGCAAGTAAGC